CCAATCTTTTGTTCAATTTTGCTTAAACCAAGTGCTACCTGCTCACCAGTAATTAAGCCCTGCTTCCCATATTCAACAAGTTTGCCTTTAGCATAATCAAGCTCAGCACCCGTCTGAGCCTTATAGGTGTCCAAGTTATCAATAACTATTTGAACGTCATTGCTCGCAGATTGGAAAGTGCTTGAAAACGAGCCTTTGAGTTGCTGAGTTTCTAAACCCGTTCTCCCTAATGCAGCTTTCATTACCGCTTCTGTGACTGCGGCAGATTTAGCGGCTTCTTGTGCAGTGCCAGCAAAGGCAGCTTTAGCATTGGTTTGGAAAACCAAGAGATCCTTACCACTCAATGCCTTTGCTAATTCAGCCTGCATCTGTTCAGCAGTAATTTTTCCTTGCTCTCTAAGAAGATTGAGCCCTGTTACAGAATCATTGATTCCCTTGGTTGAATCAAATTTCATAGCACCAGAAATTTTATCAAGGGCCTCTTTGGTTAGTGCACCTTTCTTGATTAGCTCATCGAACTCCTTGACTAACTTTTTAGACTCTTCGGTGAGCTGGTATGTTTTATCGCGTGCTTTTTCTGCTGCTTCAGTAAAGGATTTTTTCACCTCTACTAAGGTTTTTGTGCGGGCCTCTTCATTAGCAAGTTGAAACTCAAGTTTTTCGGATGCTGAAATAGTGTCTGTATAATCAATTTTTTCACCATCTTTGATTTTTTGTGCCACTCTGTCAGCTGTATCACCGTATTCCTCCAGCTTAGCAATACTCTCCCCAAACCAAGTCCCAATTGGCATAAACACTGTTGGAATTAACACCCCTACAGCTGTTACAGCAACACCTAGCGCACCTAAACGACTAATTAAGGTCATCACAGATCCGCTGGCAGTAGTTGCAGTTGTAGCAGCAACGGTTGTATTTGTAGCTAATTGGGTTTTAGCGGCAGCTGCTGAGCGTGTAGCAGCAGCATTTGCAAGTTGAGCTTGTGTGTTAGCAACCACAGACGCTGTTTCTTGAGTTATCGCAACTTGTGCTGCTTTTACTCCTGCGGCCTTGTCAAGAAACACATTGGCAATATTTAATGCTTTGTAGGCTATAAATGCTTGAGCAGCCAGAGTGAGTATTGAGACAATTTGATCGAGGTTTTCTGATACAAACTTAATTGCATTTGCAACTCTTTCACTTGCGCCTGTTGCCGCATCCGCCTCACCTATATACAAGATCCATGCATTTTTTAGGTTCACTATCGCTTGCCCAATCGTAACGGGCATTTTACCGAATTCTTCATTCAGTGCTTTTGATTGGCTTTCAAGTGCTTTGACGAGTACATCAGATGTAAGTTTACCCTCGTTTGCCATGGCACGTAGCTTACCAATATTCACACCTAAGCCATCAGCAAGAGCTCTCGCCAAACGTGGCGCTTGCTCCATGACACTGTTGAATTCTTCGCCACGAAGAACGCCTGACTGCAAAGCTTGGTTAAATTGATAAATAGCAGCCTCATTTGATGCTGCAAGGCCACCACCAACAATCAGTGATTTATTAACTAAATCCGTTATACCTAAAGCTCGCTCCTGTGAATAACCTAGTTGATCCGTTGCACTTTTAACCCGCGTAAATAACTCTGCAGTAGCAGTAAGATTGGAGCGAGTTTCAATTGCAATATTTTTTACACCCTCAAAAGCTTCTGCAAAGTTCCCACTTTTAGAGGTTGCAAGATCAATCCTTGCTTCCAAAACCTTAAATTCATCAGCAGTTCGGCCAATATCCATTAAGGACATGCCAATTCCAAGTGTAGCCATTGCACTGGTTAGTGCTGTATAACCAGTTTTTAAGCCTTGAATCTCTCCACTAACCTGCTTAACAAGCGCTTCATTTTTTTGGAGTTCCGTATTTGTTTTACCTAATTCAGCATCCAGCTTGCTTAATTCAGGAGTAATGAGACTTAGTTCTGATTTGAACGCGCCAAATGCTTGATCAGCTTGCTTAACCTCTTTTTCCAACGAGTCGATCTGTTGCTGAGCATCTTGAATATCTTCGGGCGTGGCTTTAGTCTTTGAAAACTCTTCGAGTTTAGTTTTTGCAGTAGCTAAGTTTGCTTTAAGAAGATTAAGCGATCGTACAGAGTCGACACCAAACTTCTCAAAACTATCTGAAGTACCTACAACACTTGTACCAGTGCTCTTAATAATTTCGGTTGTTTCATTAAGTGATTTAATTAAAGTTGCTGCTCGTTCACTGGCATTTTTAGGAATGATGTTTCCAATTTCTGAACCAGTGTTTTTGGCGGTATTTGCTACATCCTGTAGCTCACTACCAAGTTCGCCCAACTCACCTTTTACTTGTTCGGCTTTTTTTGGTAAGTCTATTGGTATGATTTTACCAATCTCTTTTGCGGTTTCAGCGCTTGTTTGCTTTAATCGTTCAGCTTCACTTTCAATGGTTTCAAATAGCTTTTTACTAACATCTTTGGATTGTTTGGCAGCAGCCACGAGGCCTTTGCTATCACCATCCATGATGAGTTTAAAAGTTAGATTTTTCGACATAAAGACCTCAAATTCAGGGCATTAAAAAACCGACCTCGTATTGGGTCGGTTTAGGTTTTCCAGATATATGTACAGACAATTATTGTCAGGAGGATTGCTATAAATCGCCACGCTTGCATTTTTCGTAACTCCATTAGACATAAATTAGCCAATTTGATAAAATCATCCGTACGAAATACTTTTCCTCTTTGCTCGCACTGTGAATTGGAAAAACAAAACCCCGATGCTTCCAACATCGGGGTTTTTCTTTGGGTGTAAAAAACCTCCCGAAGGAGGTCTTTGTTTCTCACATCTTCCTTTCTTCTTGTAAAAAGAACCGCCCTTGAGTCAATGTGTCTGAGCCATAAAGAATATTCAGAACACCATCAAAATGTTTTGTGAACTCTTTTACGTTGAATGGATACCATCCATGTGGTAAAGGCATAGCAGATAAAATCCCATTATTTGCTCGTACAAACCATGATGTATAAACACCATGTTTGTATTCTTGGTCAATTTGCTGTGCCAGCATTAAGACCTCTAGAGGTAATGGTAGCGCTTTAACTTCAGGCTCTTTAGTTTTACTTTCAGCCTTAACCTTTAAATCCATCACTTCCAAATAGTGCTTAGCATCTTCAAAATGAATAGCTCGCAACTCACGGTAACTAGCAGAATATTTAAAGTGGTTCTTTAAACGACTCCACATTTGAACAATCGTGTTTTTATTGCCACCCGCACGTGTATGGACAATGTTGTATAAAATTCCACATTGTTCTGGTGAGATAGTTTGCTTACCACCAATCATCCATTCCATGACTTGTGCTCTATAAGCACGGATAACCATTAAGTGAAACTTTGCAGAAATCCACATTGCGTATGAGTAAACTAAATCCTCTACAACATACATGCCTTGCTTAACCCCACCCTTTATAGTGTTGATTGCTTTTTGACCGATGCTCATATTTGAGCATCGGTCAAAACCTGTACTGCTCACATCTGAGAACTGTTCAATCTCAACAATTAAGTCTTGTGTTTGTTGATTACGAATAAAATTCGATGGCTTGTGTTTAGCTAAACCACCACTAGCCTTATGAAGATCATTCAAGCAATAACGACCTTCATCATCTTGGCGAATTGAAAATTCACCAATAACTAAAGGTTGACTGTTTGGGTTTAAAAGATTTTGTTGTATAGTGGTCATGTTGCTTTTCCTATAGATTGCGACTTCATCAAAGCTCCCCACCGTCCAAAGTTAGGAGCTTTTTTGTTGTCTGTTGATTTCATGCTTTCGCACTCTTATGTTTTTCTACCAATAATTTGACCGCTTCATTTAAAAGATAAACTATTGATCTTTTGTCTTCTTTTGCAATCGCTTTAAGCTCTTTATGTAGATCACCATCTAAACGGCCTTTCACATAAACGATTTCTTCTTTCATAATTCCTCCAATGTCCCCACTTTGGGGTTTAATAAAGATTACCCATTTTGGGGTTATTGGTCAATACCCATAGTGGGGTTATTATTGTTTTTATTTCGGTCAGTGTTTTATGAGTGAAGATCAAAACAGTGTGGTTACCTTAAAGGTACGTGTAACCCCTGAATTTCGTGAAAAAATTATTGCGTCTGCAAAAAAGTATAATCGCTCGATGAATGCTGAAATTGTTCATAGACTGGAAGAAAGTTACTTCAATCAAGAGCATAGCGAAGATAAATTTCTTCTTTTGGGCGATGATGCTGAGCAAATTAAAAATGACCTTAAGCATCTTCAGGCAACCGTAGAATTACTTTTGAATAAAAAAGCACCCTAAGGTGCTTTTTTATTATTGCAGTATTGCGCAATTTTTCTGTTCACGCTCCGCCATTTCCAACTGTTTCTCGTAATCTGTCATTAGGGTAGCAGCCTGAATCTCATGCTCCTCTCCTTTCATAAATTCTAGATAAGCATCCACGTTGGTTGTCATAGCATCAACATACAATAAGCGAGTAGATTCTGCGCAACCCTGGTATTTTTTTGTAGAAATATTTCTTTTAATTTCCTGCATTTTTGCTACTGGTTGCGATAAAGCAATTCTACCAGTCGCACCTGCTACTGTTGCCGCATCAGTCCATTCAAGAATAATTTTATTTAATTCTTGAGCTTGTTTTGGCGTAACCTCTACTGTTTTTTCCATTTTGGCGTCGACTACTTTATTTATAGTCTCCTCTTTTATAGGGGAGCCGCCATATTCTTTATTTAGTCCCGCGGCTTTCTCGGACTCCAGCTTCTGCTGATGAGCAATCTCAGCCTGCTTTAAACGCTCGGCATCAGCCTTATTGCTTTGAGACATAAAATAAAAAAGTGCTACAACAGCTATGATGGCTGCAATTAATCCGTACTTCATTTTTTACCCTCAACGCCCACTACGAATCGTAGTAACTTTGCCATCTTCAATCACAACGACAAATGTTTTGCTATTGCTCGTATAAGTCAATTCACGGACTGAAACGTCTTTACCACCTACATTTTTAATGTAGTCATAATGCGAAGTTGGTTGACCTGCAGCTGCAACAACTTCGCCATAGCTCTGACCTTTGCGAACTTGCTTACCGTTAATGCTTGCCCCTGCCAAATTTGCATTTGCTAATGTAAAAACAGACATCAAAGCAGCTGTAATTAAGAATTTTTTCATGAATTTACCCAGTTATTTATATTTAACGGCTAAATCATAACGTGCTCAAATTCACATCACAATGTGAAAATTACTGTTCTTTCTCAAGACTCTTAATGAAATCATTGAACTTTTTATTAATGGCATTCTGCGCCCTGGTCGCGATCGCTAAATTACGCATTTTAATGCGCTCGGCTTTTTGAGCTGCTTTGAGGTAGTGTCGGAATGAACCATAGCTCATTTGCATGATGCTTTCATGTGAGTGGCCATTCGATGCGAGAAGTTGAAATACATCAAACCAACTGCTCTTTTTACGTGGATCTACATCGTCACGGTGCTTAGGTTTCGGCTCGGTAAAGAATGCATCATTCACTCTGATCACGGCATCCAACAACAAGACATTGAGTGATCCCTCTTTCTTGAATAGATTGATGACCTGTTCAATGCTGTGATGCAAACAATGGGCTATCAATTGCGTCGATTCAAACGAATGAGCATCAAAGATCTTTTGTGTGGTTTCATCTGAATGGCTATTCAAAAAGTCTTTAATAACTTGCGCTGTACCCGACCACTCATCAAAATTATGCATCTGCAGCTGGTGCACCGATAGTTCACCTACTTTGACAGGTCGATTTGAGGCAATAAAAAAATCATTCATTGAAATACCTTAGCTAGCGCCACAAATGCATTAATAATGTTTGAGAGTTGCCAGATGAAAATACCCATCAAAATGGCACCTGTTACTTTCCAATAACCATGTTTTTCCATTACAACCTCTACTTTTTGTAAAACTACTGCTATAATTTCAACCACAAGTTTCTTTCCCTTGCTTTTATCTGGCGGGTGGAAATAAAAAGCCCAACGATTGCAGTCGCTGGGCTTTTGCTTTTTATGGGCACAAAAAAAGATGCCTATTGCATCCCGTTTAAGTGCCTGTAGTGAGCTTATGTTGCTTTTGGAATTTGGGTGTAATAGCCGTATAAGCCAAGTGCACCATCTTTATCTTTGGTTAAATCACCAAGGGCATCACCACTAATTTCGTATGAACCAAATTCTTCATGAATTAGGCCAAAGCTTGAATCAGGTGTCTTCACTGTACGGTGCAGAGCTAAGAACACTTTGTCTTTGCTGATCTTATCAATCCCTTCAAAGAACAATGCATATTCAGCACCGAAATCAGATGCGATCGTGGTATGTGTCACGGCGCCAGTGGTATAGCCAATCACAACTTTTGGCAAATCATCAAGAAACTCGATCGTGCCATAAACTGCATCTAGCTTATATTTCGTTGATTCGATGGCGACTGGTGTTGATGCACCGTCAGTCACTGTTGGTACAGTCAGATTAAAACCATCAAGCTTGATCTTCTGACCTTTGGTGACAGCACCTAAATCATGGTCAGCTACGGTTTTCGTTGCCACTGCGACATTTTTACCTGACAGGATATATGCCAGGTTATCAGCATCAACCTGTTCGATTGTGCCGCTAAATGAAACTGCCGTGGTGTTGTATAACACTAAATCGGTAGTATCATCACCAGACATTGACTCGGTATGCTCAATCTTGTCAGCAGTGATTTCCAGCGTAAAGTCAGGAATGTTGCCCAGCTCTCGCATTGCTCCCACAACACCTTCAACAATCGGGGCAAGAGAGAACTTACCGCGCAATGAAATGTACTTCTTAGCCATTCGCAGGCACCTCTTTTGATTTTGGTTTAGCTTCTACTTTCACATCAGGCTTGATTGCTTCAATCGCACCATCTTCTAAAAGCTGTTTAATTTTTTCTTGTGGTAGATCCCCCACAATTTGACCTTTCACCCATGGGCCAATTGGCTTTAGGGCTTTGTATTGCGTTTTCATAAGGTTCCTTAATCAGGTTCGGTTTGAATAAATAGCTCAGACTCTAGAACCACTGTTGAGTAGACACAGCTTTTAGAAATGTCTTCTTCGGTATTTATATAGATCAGTGGTTCAGCACTGGATTCAGGTTCCCAGCCACTCAATTTTTTGATGATCTTAATGGTTAGATCACCAGCCATATCAAATGCTCTAGAACCATCTGTCACCTGTGATGCGGCATGCTTACAACACGCTGTTACTTCCCATACCACTTTCAGTTTAAGTGCATCACCTTTACTCACCACTCCTGCACTTTTGGTACGGCGGAAATTGACTTGGATGTTGGGGGTGATTTGGGATAGCTCAGTCGTCACACCTAAGTTTTTAGGGGTATAGATTTTCTTTACACCCCATTCATCCTTGAACTGCTCGAGGCGCGCTACTATTTCATCTCGCACGGCATATAGATTTTCATCACTCATCTAGCACAACATCCTCAACAATGTTTAATAAATCCTGTTCGTCATCTACAGTTAAACCCAACCAAGCACGTGCAGGCATTTTTACGGTATAAGCACCAACAGTCACATCTTGAGCAAAGTTAGATCGTGTTTGGCGAACAAAACGATTACCGACAACACCGGTCTTTTGGTTCTGTCGAAAGTAAACCGTACTTTGACGAGCTTCATGTTTGATTTCACCGCCAAAATGATGGATCGCGCCATAAACTTTATCTGTCCCAACTTCAACTCCATCTGGCAGAACATTACTGGTAATTGAATCGAGTAGGTGTGAGTTTTTCCGTAGAGTAGTACCGCCTTGGCGCATCACCCTTACGGATAATGGCCACTTGCCGTATAAGCCCTCTCCGACCTCCCATCGTCTACGGATATTGTCGACAAGTTTTGCACCCATGCGCTCGTAAAGTCTGGACTGACGCTCTTCAACGTCAGCATACAAACTTAGAGCTTTTGAGATCGCTGAGTCACCATCGGCACGGATTTCAATTAATGCTCCTGGCATACGTCACCTCACTTAATGCTCGGCATTTTTCCAAGGACATCGTCACCAAAAACACCACCCGTATAAGTCGTGCCTATTGGTGCTGTAGATGGCTTATTTTTGGGTGCATCTTCGATAATTTCTTTACTCTGTTCATCGATGATTTGCAGATCCGCTTTCTTGTCCTGGACACGCTTTAAGAAAGCAATCGCATCATCATAAAGCTTGGTGATATGCTCCAGAGGCTCTTCAGTGTAAAGACGATAACGTGCGATATCACACGCTATACGTTTTAAGTTGGAAGGTACGCTTGCGAGTGGCAAAGGATAACGGCTACCGATGTAGCCGTTAATTTCTTCCTCAGCATCCTGTAACGCTACTTGCACAATATCGACAGGATCTGCGCCACCTTCACGCCCCAACTTAAGATCATCAATCACCTGTGCACCAAACCGTGTTTTTAAATCAGCTTCAGTCGCGTACATAGATCACCTTACTTATCAGCCGCAGTTTTCTTGGCTTCGGCGGTGGCTTTCTTTAAAGCAGCTTCGGATGTGGCTAGTGATTTTTCCAAACCCTCAACTTTCTTTTGAAGCTCTGCCACTTCTGCATCGGCTTTATCCTTACCCTCAATAAGGATTGCCTCATTTGCTTTCAGCTCTGCCACTTCTGCAGTAAGGCTTGCAAACTGTGCAGCGGTACCATCAGCCTTAGGTTGTTCTGGAGCTTTTTCTTCCTCAATAGCTCCAGATGCTAAAAGGGCCTGAAGTTGATTTTCTTCAAGCCCTTGAACTTCTTGCCCTGGTCGGAAGTGACCGAGGGACTGTTTTGCGATGTACTTTGGCATGTTGTTTTCCTTATACAAACCCACGACCACCAACAAGACCGTTCTTGTTGTTAGGAACTGCGAGTGGTGATGATTCGGCTAATAACTCGATGCTAGACGGGTTCTTTTTCTGATCTTGAGTTAAAAAGAAATCTAAAGCTTGACCAAATGCCTCTAGATTTTGAATAGCACAGTGCGCAATCCAACCATTAGCATCATTAATCAAGCCAAAGAAATCTTCTGGAATGAAGCGACCCGCTTCACCATCCATGTTGTGCTGAACGTCATATGTCCAGATTTCAATGTTGTCCACCACACCACGGAATTGCGGTTTATCTTTATGATCAAAAGTAGGTGTTAATGGAACGCTGATACCTGCATATGGAGCTACAAATTTAGCCACAAACGCTGCATCCTGTTTCATTGCGTTGAATACTTTTGAACTTGTTAAGATCATATTTGGCGATGAACCGCCATGTTCAATAGATAGATCAATCATCGCCTGCATATCATCTAGAACTTTTGCTCCCGATTGACCCCATTTGATTAGTGGAGAATAATTGCAGGCAGGATTACGTCGGTAGTCCACTTCATATTTCGGAAAGTCAGCAGATGCAAATGTGGTCTTACCATATAACAAGACATCACGTGCAATGAGCAATTTTCGGTTATCAATAGACTGACGCAGATATAGAGCCTTTTGCGCTTGGTCAATCAAAAGAAGATCAGCGTCGCTTAAGCGGTTTGAACCAGTTGCAATAACGCCATGTTTACGCAATTGGGTAACTAATGCAGCATTTTGAACATCTGCAGGCGTTACTGTCATCATTGGCTTTAAATACGCTGGCTTAACGAATTGTACGTGACCAGATTCTTCAACTTTAATCGGTCGCGCACCAGCATTCGGGGTTACAAATGGTGCAAGCGGTGTAGCCGTATTCAACTCACCAACTGGTACCACATTTTTGTTATATGACACACGCTGTGGAAAAAAGCGATCCATTAACCATGTATCCACCTTCTGTGTGGTATCTGTTAGTAACACCAATTGAGGTACATCTAGGAGTTCTACAGGTGCTTCCTGAAAGGTAAAAATTTGACCCATGTCTTAATTCCCCACTACCTTACGTAGTTCAATTTTGTTGTTTAAACCTTGTGCGCGAACAGCATCGACCTGACCCGCTGTTAGCTTCACACCGTTGACAGTAACCACAGCCACATCAAAAGAACCCTGCACATAGATCGGCATTTCTAGGTCATTCGCTGCATGGTAGGTTGCTTGCTCTACTGTGAAATCAGCGACAGCAATAGCATTCCAATCACCAATTACGCCATCAGTCACTACAGGGTGTCCCGCCACATTAGTTGCATCAACATTGAGCAAATCACCACGCTTATATGCTGTATTAGTGGTGACTTTTGCATTTTCTGTGCGCACACCACTTCCAACGACCAGTTGTTCTGACGTAATCGTTTGAGTAATTGTTCCCATTATTTTTGCTCCTGAGAGGCTGCGAATTTTTGGAAAGCCTGATCTAGTGCTGAACCTTGATTACCACCTTGCCCTTGTCCACCCTGACCACCTGTAGCTTGGTGAGTGAACAAGTGAGCAAGATGTGGCGCGACAGTATTGTTCTGCTGCTGTTGACCAGCTGGTGGTTGATTACCTGCTGAGAATTGCGTTAATTGCTGGGACATGAATGCAAAGGTGGTGTCATCCATATTGGTATAAGAGGTCTTTTCTTCAGCGCTAAACTGCTTATTTAAAGATGTCTCAAGCGCTTTGATGTCCCCTTCACGCTTATCAGCTTTGAACTTTTTAAGTTCTTCCTGAGCATCATCACGCTCTTTTTCAGCTTGTTTCTGTGCGGCTTGCGCCTTTTCTAATTCGGTCACGTCTGTGTCCTCTGGTTGGGTTTGTGGTTTACCTGAGAAGGCTTCGATAGTGGTTTGAGTGTCTGCACCCACTCCACAGATTGTGATTTCATGCACCCTGACATTTCGAAAAATGTGCACTGGTCCTGTAAATGTCTGACCATTTACTTCAATAGTTTTCCCTGGTCCAATTTCTTCAATGCTTTCAGGATCAGCCCACCATGACATTTGAAATGGGTACTCTTCATCAATGTCTTGGACAATCTCTTTAGCTTTGGGATTACTTAGAAAGTGGCCTTTAGCTCTAAATTTGGTGCTAACGTCATAGGAAGTTGCTACACCTACCCGTTTCCCACCAAAATGCTCTTCAACTAAGCCAATCTTTGACTTTAACTGTAGCCCTTGAAGATCAATTACTACACCTGAACGCCCCCAGTAGTAGTGGTTGTCAATGCGACCACCGCTATACACCTCAGCATCAAATGTACGGCGCTTCTTTTCCCCATCTTCATTGACACTAATGGGTACATTTACAGCCGTAAATTGATGCATGAGATGATTTTTAACTTCATCTGGCATTTTTCATGCTCCATAAAAAAACCACCCTTTAGGCGGCTTCAGTTAATTTTGATTCATGGTCTCTTTGGTGGTCGAGATAGAACGCAGCACATAGCACGAACAAGATTATTCACTCTTGACGGGCTACCAATCACAACTACTTTTTTCCCGCAGCAGCATGGCGAATACCCATTACCATTTCGACCATTCAAACCACGTCGACACGATTCACATTTTTCAGTCATTAATTCACCAATGCTTTTAGTGTGTAAATCATCTTGCCATTCAGTGTTTCAATCGAAACCACTTCAAATGACAAACCCATTGGCATCAATACGCCATGACCAGCATTAAGCTCATTAAGATCAATACCTAAGCCTTTCGCATTCTCAATTTGCAACACCACATCGGAAGCATTTTCAGCCAACAGTAATGGCGAATTAAATTGAATCGTTTGCCCAACCTCATAAGCCACCACATGCTGCAAGGTCACACCGCCTGTCACGATTGCAGCTGAATTACTCGCCACGGCGTTTAAGGCTTGCATGTCTTGTCTGAGCCACTGCTTTAAAACATCGTCCGCTTTCGAGCTCGCACTGGCATTTAGGTAGTTCGTGATTGCAGCATCATTGCCCTGCACATAATCCAAGAAAGTCTTAATCGCACTTGGTCTAATGGTTGGATCTAAAGGAATAACCGTATTGGCCACCGTATTGAATAGATCTCTCGATTTATCATCCATCGGGGCTAAAAGACTGGTGAACTTTTTAGATGCAGTCCATTCAGCCTTAATTACTTCTTTCTGCTCCAGTAGATATTCCTTATCCAGTAATGATTTAGAAATCTTCTGATCCACCAATGCTTCAAGCTCTCCAAATTGCAAAGGATGTGAACTCCAGTCCAAAGCTTCTGCAACTTCAGGCAACTTATCATCAGGTGTAATACCGTATTTAAGTGCTTGTTTCTCTGTGAGCGCGATGACAGTACAGCGACAGTTATGTGTTATAATTCCATCTGCGGATAATAAACCACTATCACTTTGGAAATCATAAACATGACCGCTATAACTATCCTCGATAACATTGATCACTGGATCAGTCGTTACATGGCTGGCGTGAGTATTAATCAAATATCCAAACAAACCGGAATCGTCAGACAATCCATTACTAGACAGTTCCTCGAAAAGGGTGTTGTCTTGAGAACTCGAAGCCAAGCCGAAGCGGTCAAGTGGCAGTCCATCAAACAAACTCCAGGAGGAATTGAGCGTCAATGCTCTGCTGCTTGGGATGCCAGCAGAGACACCAATAGAGAGTTGGAGTTTGCCGTCCTCGATCTGTATCAATCTAAAAATATCGGCAAACGTAAAGTCGCTACCACCCTCAACACTTCTACCAGTAATGTTGATCGCATCTTGCGAAAGAACAATATCCGCAACAGCACCCCCGCTCTCAGGCGTGCCACAAGCCTTAATGGTCTCAAAACAGGCTCCATCATTTCTGATCACGAACATTCGCTCTTTGATGCCCTGACTACTATTGGAATTAATCTTGATCGACAAACCATCATTCAGGATATCAATGTGGATTTCACCATCCGCGGTGAAAAGATTGCAATTGAACTTGAAAGAAGATGCTTCGCCGACAGCAAGAGCATGACCAACGAACGTCTTGAAAAGATTTTCAGCAGTGGGTATAAACTCATCGTTGTATACCTTCCGCGTCAAACCATTAGCATTAAGACTTTCGATTGGTCTATCGTAAGCAATCAAATTGTCTCCTTGCTTAATGAGCTCAGCAACAACCCAGCCACGACTCGTAAGTACTGGGTGATTAGCCGTGACCCTCAGCTCGCGGCCAGACTTGGTGATAAGCTTTACGATCTTCCCGCTGTAAAATCTCTTAATGGCTCCATGTGAGGCACCATCAATTTTCGTATCAGGTAAGAAACAGCGGAAACCCAATGGTGGATAATGCGTTAGCCAAAACGGATGATCAATCGGTAATACAATTCGATTCAATGCCAAATGTGCAGGACGTACACGTGAGTCATTGATAGCCGAATACATCAAATACTGACGTTTGTCTTTATTCCGTTGCTGTTGTTGCCAACGCCCATGACCATATGCACTTTGGATATTGGTGCGAAATACGTTGTCCAAGTAATGCTTAGGTAAAACAATTTCAGACTCAGCGATAAGCTTCTGAAAATCGTTAAAGGTGCCGCCTGATGCTAATGTTTTATTGAGTGACTTAATCACCGACTCAGCTTGTTCAAGACTCGACAGAAAACTAACCGTAGTCGCCATTTGCCGTGTCTTAAGATCCATTGAGTAAAACTCATCAGGCAGTACCACTTTCTTACTATGCGCATAATGTAGCGCTTCAAGAAACGTGACTGGTTGCATAGGTTACTTCCCACCTTGTGCCGTCACATACCCCAGCACATCCCCCGCATATAAAGCTTGATCTAAATTCGCTTTGAATTGAGCCTTTGATGCCATGGGGATGAGTTGCATTAAATTGCTTGCTAGATCCTGTGGATCCGTCGAATCAGCCACCAATTGTTTAATCTGATCCTGATTCAATAGCTCAAGGTCATCTTGGGCATCTGTCAGTTCATCCACCTCTTGCTGTTCAGGTGACTGCTTTTGCACAGAGGCCTTAAAGCTGAATGCTTGATGAGGGAGTGCTGAGAATTGCCTAGGCAGGATTTGAGCAGGATCTGCAATATCACCCTCCTCTAATCCATATTCACGCTGGAAGTATTGAGGAGTTAGATTCGCACCAGCATTCTTCAACTTCACGTCCCGATCAGCCTTAGGCCCCTCTAATGACTTTTCTTCACCAATAATGATCCGATGGCGTTCCCATCTATTTAAATCACACAAAGCATTTAGGATTGCTTGAATGGTTGGCAAGATCATGCGGATATCAGCTTTATATTTGCTGTTTTGCACTTCCATATGCACATCGCCTAGTGCACGGCTACCCGATCCATCCGTCCCACTGGTCAAGGTCTGTCCCAAGACAACCTTTTGAATGCGACGTTCTAGGTTCTTGTCGAACGTGTCATATGTCCCGCTTGCATTACCCGAGTTGACGCCTGATGCGGTAACTTCAATTGAATCTGTTGTACTTACTGCCAAAACCCGACTTGCATGAGCACGGAGTAATGCGTCTCGCATGTCATCATTCTTACCAATAGATGACTTACCTACCAGCATAGGCATACCAAACTGCTCAACAAACTTGGCCCACATTTTGAAGCCGTTGTTCTTAAAGAACCAAACCCAATAAAGTCGGCTCAATAAAGCTTCACCATATGGGTTTTCATATGTGGGTTTGCATCGTGTTAAAAAATGCTTGAAATGCTGATTACACTCCTCGTTAAGGCGAGACTTACTAAAGTTCTGCAATAAGATTAAACGGCCATCATTCTTAGGCTCATACCACTGCATTGGCTTTTCACCAATCCACTCAAGACCTATAAACGGTGTAATGGTATTGCCGTTAACGTGTAATGCATTCTTGTTATAAACTGCCTCTAACACTGAGTAGCCATACCAACGAGCATTTTGAGCACCTAGAACAATATCTGACCACCATTCTCGCAAATGATCATTCAGGATCTGAGCTGCTGTTGTATCAGCTGGCTCTAATCTCCACGGCGCTGATTCAAGCTTATCTTGTCGCTTTTCAACACACTGATAGATTTCATCGTCATACATCATGACTTTAAGGCGGTGACGGGTTATTCCTGCTTTACGCAGTACTTCATCACCATCAGGCATCTTGGTCAGATAATTAATCAGCGCTAATTCAGCTTCATGTAAAAACAATCCACCAGATTCAGGCTTACTTTCAGATTTAGATTTGTTTAATTTCTTCTTGGCCATAAATTTACCTATGCAGCTGGTGGGCTGTAATTTGCGATCAGTACTGCCTCTTCAATGGCATCAATTAAGGTATCAACCTGGTCATCATGATCGTGTGTCATCTGTGCCGTGAAAGCCTCACACTCATCTAAAAATTCCTGCTTCCAGATGGCTTCACGTGGCAACATTACAAATCGATTCTGATTCTCTGGATAGACTTCAAAGTTGTTCTCAATATGTGGTGCAACGTCCATAAAGCGTGTGAGCTTATCTTTCTCACGCTGTACGGGAATGATTGGGATACCGCCATACTTCTGCCAACCTTGGACCAGTTGGGTACCATGCGCCTTGTCTTCAACTTTCATGTATCGAATAGGCTTGGTTCTCCAGTCATAAGCTTTATGCTTATCAATAAACTGTTTGGCCATTTCATTCATTTTTGGCGCTTCCCATTTCCCGCGCAAAATATCAATGACATACAACTTCCCATCTACCCCCATTCCCACAAGTGTGAATACAGTAAAGTCGTTTTGCTCTTTGATCTTTTGGGCCGTATCAACAAAGACAGCACGCCACAATAGCTCTGGTAATTCGTGATATTCACCAAACCACTCAGCCTTGATTAGATCACCACCGAGCTTTTTAGGCTCTTGCTGATACTGGCTGCTGAATGTGTAACGCGATACCGTAGCACCGTCTTTGTCCTGCCCACCTTTCTCTAACTGCAGCAATGACTGCAATGATTCTTTCAGTGGCCAATAGCTTTGACGGCCCTTTTCATCACGCTCAACATCTAATGGCACTTTTTTGCGAATGTGCTCAGGTAGACGCTCGATGTAATCATCATCAATCAATGCAGGTATAGAGATTTGATGCCATTTACCTGGCACGTTGCCCGTCATCACAAAGTTGGTTGGATCCTCAACGTGTAAGCGCTGCATGATCAAAATAATCGGTGTGGATGACTTTGCTTTACGAGAGTTGACCGTGTTTAAGATTTTACGATTAGCTTTGTTACGTGCCGTCTTACTAAATGCATCCTCAGGCTTAAGCGGATCGTCTAGGATAATTGCACCTGTGAACCCATTATCAGCCAATGTACCTGCACGGCGGCCCGTAACCTGACCACCCATCGAAGCAGAATAAACATGCCCTGCTTCATAACCATCTACAGTCGTTTTCCAAATCGCTTTAGCATCGGTATTGGTTGAGATCTTCACTGGCCATAAGCCCTGAAAATCTGCCGATTTAACGATGTTTCGTGCTGTAGATGAGACATCCTCAACAAGCGATTGAGAGAATGATAAATATAAGAATCTTGAACGCTGGTTCCGTGCGATACCTCGCGGGATTAAGTTGGTCAGCAGTTCGGTTTTACCTGAACCAGGAGGAACGTTAATTACGAGGTTTTCAATCCGCCCCGCAATAACCTCATCAATAGCCCAAGCCATATATTCATGGTGCCAATTGACTGAGAACTTAAATCCCATACGAGGCTTAAAGAATGCACGTGTAAAAAACAGGTGCTCATCCTCACACTTCATGCGCTTTGCTTTGAGTTTTACAGGATCAATATTCACTCTCGAGTTCATTTATTGCCTGCCTTATTTGCTCATTAGTAGCGGTCACAGGAGTAACGTTTTCACTCTGCAATGGGCCACCACCAGCGCCAGTAATTTCTTGCTTATTGGTATATTTACCACCCATGTCTTCTGCTGCTTGCTTAAGAATGCTCAGCGCTGCTACTCGGTTTTTGCCATGCTTTTGGTATTGGTTTTCCAATCTCTGCAAACGAACAGTCAGGTTTGCAATTGGAATGTTTTGCGGTGCTTCTAAAAAATCTTTGCGTGTAGCCTCAAATTCAGCTTTTAGTTCGGCGCTTAAGTCTTTGCCAACGCGCTTGGTTGGGTCATAAGCTTCACACTGCTGACGGCTTACATCGATCGTAAATTCTTCTTTGACGAGCAGTACAGTTTCCTGAGGTGTATTAAACTGTGCAAGTGACCGCACAATAAAGAGTTTTTGCTTTTTATTTAAAGTAGCCATTTCCTTCTATCCGTCAAAGTACGTCAAAGAAGACGGCCAAATAAAAAGAGCCCAAAGGCTCAATTAATCACACAGTTCCCACAACACGCAGACACATTAAAATCAGATACAAACGGCGCATTCTTTGAGATTTCGACTAATCGCTTAACACTGTCGCTTGCACCCCAACGTTTGACCACGCCATAGAACTCTTCAACGTCATGGCCTGCCAAGTAATGCTTTGGTAAGCCAGTATTGTCGCTGTACATGATTTCATCGTCTTGATCACGCTCAACGCCAATGTGATAAAGTTCATGCTCGATCAAGGCACAGAAGTCATGATCTGAAGCTTGTTCACAGAATGATGCGTCTATAGTGATGAGATAAACAGGTACACAACCAAACCAATCCCGCATCTGCTGTTCTTGCCGAGCTTTCTTCCATCCGCCCTGGTTAAACATCACTTTTTCACATTGACCCAGTACCATGCGCTTTTTTGACTGGCATGCAGATGATGCCCAAGCAAATGCTAAAAAGGTTTCATCGTCGTGTAGTAGCTCAGCAATATGGTCATGATCTGGATTGTGGAGCTGGCCACCAATGGTTAGAAAGTTTTTAATCACCCATTCTTTTAATTCCACGGCGGGCGCAAGGCGAATTGCTTCTTCTTCCTCAGCCTGATCAATGAGATCTGTCGGTGGGAATGGTCTGATTTGTTCCATCTTCTATTCTCTCTAACTGCGACTTAATCCAACGAATCACACTACCCGACTCAATTGCATGTGGCTCAAAACGCTCAATCTTGTAACCCATATCTTCAGCCAGATCATACTTATTAAATTCGTTTGCCACTTTACGACCACCACGCCCGACGGCCCAAGGACTACCTGCTATTTCAATAAGAAGTCTCAACTTCACAATATAAAAATCGAATCGCCAATTTTTAGTGGATTCAAATTGAAATTTACGCTCATAGCCAATCAGGTGTTCTTCTAATTCTTGGAATAGGGCTTCTTCAGCTTCTAGGTATTTTTCTTTTGCCTTTGGTAAAGGTTTAGAGCGTGGTTTGGTTTTAGGTGGGCGCTTTTTGGTTTTCCAGAAGTAGTCGTCTGCGTTCATATTTTGCGCCCATTAAAAAACCACCCGAAGGTGGTTTAGTTTAAAACAACATCGACATCTGCCCAAACTCATAAATAATTAATGTAAGGACAAGAGCCGAAACCGAGATTACAAGCACATCTTGTGAAATCATACTTATCTCCCTTTATTGTTCTTTTTTTATACTCTCACGACTAGAAATATTTTCAACACTAAAAGAATACATTTCTCACAATTTACAGTGATAGATATGTAAGAAATTATACATGAACAATTTATTTGTTAATTAATCGTAGAGACCTAGTTTTAGATTTTTAATTCGCTTTTTGAGCTTTATCATGATGCTATCAATCACCAGCAACTCATTACGAGTCAAGCTAGAACATCTGAAGATTCAAATTTCCTCTTATGCCCCAAGATATCTGATTTGCACCAATATTCATCTAACTGAGTGTTAATTAAATCTTCTTCCATAGATTCGAGAACATAAAAAAGCCTTAACTCTTCATTTCTTTCTAGAATCTTAAGTCTATATTTTTCTATTTCAGCCACTCCAGGCTTGGCAATAACTTTCTGAAACCCAGCGCTAAATATTATTGGTGCAACTGGTTTTTCGTATTCACATTGCCACTCTATTTCGTCAGCAACTCCCCCTACAGCTAAAATTTCCCTAACCTTACCTGCAGCTACCCCACCAATGACCGCGATTTTCATAAAAATCTCGATATATAATGTAAAAGTAGATTGATAACATATTAAAATATTTAAACAAGCACAATATTTTAACAAATATTTTCTAAGCTTCAGTTTATATCTAATGACCTACATCCAATATAATGAAACTATGGGTTATGTATATTTTATTAATAAGAAAAAACCCGCCAATAATGCATATTGAGCGGGGTTTTATGTGCCGTAATCCGTTCGGCAAAAAGGAAATGTAAATTACTCAATAAAAAACCCGCTTACCTCTCCCAAAGTAAGCGGGTTAAATTTGCGCTTTATTACTAATTCTTTAATTCATCTTTATTTTTCACAGAATATAATCCCATTGTTTCACTATGATGAATAAATCACTCAATTTCTTAAATATCACTTAACTTCTTTCAAACAATCCCGACACACCTTGATTTCTTCATCATCAATCATGTAATCGATCTCAGTCGCACCATGTAGGCCGAATAAACATAATAAGAATCGGAGCATGTGGATCTCCTTAGAATTTGGTGCGCCATGCAGGGCTCGAACCTGCGACCAGCGGTGTAGAAGACAGATGCTCTATCCAATTGAGCTAATGGCGCTTAAAAAAGGATGTGGTGATCTACCACACCCTTGCCTTAGATTACGATATTGACCAGCTCGGCAACTGATCTACCGCTACTCGACACAATAAACTTCTCAAAGTTAGCTATTGATCCGCTTTGCGTCTTTCATCTTGATTAGTCGGGGTGTCACCCACAATTTATGGCTCTAAGGCTAACTCAATATGTGACGAAATCACATTGGATTCAAACCAATTTATACGGCTGGTTTCAGCATCTCACCGTTTGCGCTTTTAGCTGAGCAAATGAATGCATAGCGTCACAAATCCGAATTACCTAATGGCTGACGTTATTTCATAAGATCACCAGTGAGTCAGGTTTATAGAATCTCAGGCAACAAAAAAGCCCGACCACTTGATCGAGCTTTGATGTAACTAAATATCTGGGTGGCGGCATTAAAATTTAAACCACTACGATTAAAGGGAGCTGGATTTGAACCAACGACCTTCGGGTTATGAGCCCGACGAGCTACCAGACTGCTCCATCCCGCATCAACGAGTTAGCTTTATACGCCCTAAGCAACCACAAAGCAAACTTTATTTGAAATATAAGCACTTATAGTATTAACGAAATTCAAAATATCTTAAGCCTACCCTATAATTGCTTCAGTTATAAATGCTGGATGAGATGCTCGATAGAGGCTCAATCTTCTCTTTTCACCCTCTAAAAACAACTTGGGTTCTTCCGACCATATTGATTTTCTCGAATCAAGCCCGGATAGACCTACTGCCCAATCAGAAACAGCCCCATAAACAAAAGTATTATCAGCGAAAATTAATTTGGTCTTGTTATGTGTACTATTTATAAGAACTTTATGTGTTGGTAATGAACCGAATACACTGATCTGAGTGTAAATGTATTTATAGATTTCAGGCATATAGAGGAGCACTTAAAAGAGAGCGTCACTATACCATCTTAGTTGTTTAAAAAGCCCATCAAAGCCCATGCAATTTGTATACAGCAATAAAAAAGCCCTACATCTCTGTAAGGCTTTTCCCCTTGACTCATTTTGCGCTGATACAAGGAATCGTTGTTTTTATTTACAACAAAATAATTAAATCATTAATCGAATAAAAAATGAAGCAAAAAAACCTGCAACTTGGGGAAGGTGCAGGTATAAACTGATATTAACTATCATGGAGAACTTAATACTAACTAATATACTTGGTTTATATTGAGATCTCATTCACATTTTATTCCAAATTATTTAGGAATAAAAAAAGCCCACCATTTGGCGAGCTTTCCTTGATGCTTAAACCTATTCTTTTGAACACTTCACTTCAAACTGGTATTCGTCTTGGGTAACCTTAATTTTAATATTTTTATATTTTCGTTTGTTTGGATCCATTGCCGACCCTGCTACTTTCTCAAAAAAGCTACGATCATTCATTAGCTCGCCATACGCTTTATAACCCAACAAAATCTTTTCAGGTTTTTTGCCGTTAACTACTAATTCACTAAGAGT